AGTAGCTGCGCCATAATGTGTGCCAGTTACATTTGCACCACTGATGTTGCCGGTAACTGCTAATGATGTTAATGTGCCAACGGATGTAATATTTGGTTGTGCGGCTGTTGTTAATGTACCGGTTAATAATGTACCCGACACATTACCTGCAGTTACATTTCCTGGAATAGCAACTGCACCTGTAATTTTATTGAATGTAAATCCAGCATTACCTTGAATTACATTATTATCGTTAAATTGAATTGTTGTGTTGCTTCCGCCGGCAGCGGCTGCCCCGCCACCTGATGAAATTACAGAAGTAGCTATACCTGTATTTGCAGTAGCAGTTAGTGTAGTAGTATTCAAACCAGCAGTCAAACTTGCATCAGTATATAAGCCTACGTTACCTGTTGTTGCAAAGTCTACTGCTAGTTCTACATAGAATGTTTGACCATTGACAACATTGTTTGCGTTTGCACCTAAAACACCTGATATAGTAACTGATTGGCCGTTAGTATACGGTGTTGTATTTGCAACTGTCATGATACCAGTACTGGCACTAGAAATTGCGACAATTTCGGTATATAATGTTCCTTTAGGAGTCCAAGATAAATTACCCAACCCATCAGTTTCTAAAACATATCCAATAGCACCACCTGTAATAGTGATATTAGAAACACTTCCTAAATTGATTTCACCGCCAGTTGTTCCGCCTTTATTAACCCAATTGGTTCCGTCATAGCTTAATACTTCACCATTACTGGCTGCAGAAATATTTAAATTGCCCTCACTACCGTTAATTTGACTAAAGGTAATATTTGAATATGCTGTTAATACTTCAACATTTTCATTTGGATTGGGTGTTGTAGTGCCTATAAAAAGACGTTTAGCGTCATTTGCCCAGCCAAGCTGTGCTTCGTCTAACTGTGGCAGGTCTACAAGGTTACCTGAACGCTGTTGGATTTTAGATATCTGTATAATGGCCATAAGTGTAATTCTTTGAAGATTTACACTTATTTATCATTATTTCTTATAGAAAGCTCATGTAATATTTTTCAACACGCTTAAACCAGATATCTGTGTACTTGTCAAACTCAGAGCCTTCTAAAATGAATTCTTGATATTCATTTGCGGCAGAACACATAAAAATAACACCCTTACGGATAGTTGTGCCATGAACTTCATTATGTGCATTAGCATAAGCCGCTAATTGAACAAAATAATCTTCAATCCACTCACGTTTTTTAGGTTTATTTGTTTGCTTATGATCCATGATAGCTTCATCACCATCATGTACACCTACTAGGTCTGTCGTCCCTGCATAAATCTTTGGATAATATAGCGGCACTTCTGTACCCCACCATTCACTGCATTTAATAAGACCTTCACTAATGATTGATTGGGCCATTTTATGGCTTTGCAAGCTATACGGATTGCTTCCGGGCTCATTGAGTACTCCTGTTTTAATGTAATCTTCTAGCCATTTGTGCATTCGTGTTCCACGACCTGCGGCTTCTGTAGTTATTTCTTGTGCTTTTTGCACACCTACTCGCTTACGCCAATTCTGTAATGCTTGTTTTGATTCTTCAGATTTAGTAGCATCTAATATTGTAGTGACACTGGGAAGTTTTTCACCATCGGGAGTAGCATATCTTCGTTTGCCGTCTATCTCAACACGGCTCATGGGGACATAATTATATTTGTTTGGATTGTACATTATAGTCAATTATAGTTGATTATAGTGCAACTGTCAATTAGATTCGGAAACTTTCTCCGCAACCGCAACGGTCACGTTCATTTGGATTCTTAAATTCAAAACCCTCATTCAATCCATTACGTACATAATCAATATTCATACCTTGAACATATGGGCAACTTTTTGGATCAACGTATAACGTACACCCGTTACATTCTATTGCAATATCTTCGGTTGAGGGACTATCAACATATTCAAGTACATATGCTAAACCACTACAACCTGTGGTCTTGACGCCTATTCGTACTCCTAGACCCTTACCACGTTTTTGTATTGTTTGTTTTACTTTGTTAACTGCTTTGTCAGTTATAGTAATCATTTTTTAAGTGCTTTATGTGCCATTTGGTTAACAACTTTTTTGCTATCTTCTTCGTCGGGTTCAGTAATGGTTTCCTGACCCTTGAAAATAACGTTATCACCTTGAATGTTTGAGATTTTATTCTTTAATGGTGGTTTTTTAATCATATTATAGAGATCAGATTTATCTATGATGATATCATTACTTTTATAGTAATCTAATAACTCATCAACAGTCCAATCAGGATGTTGGTCACCACTATCGATATCACTAGTAAGCTGACTTGTTACAGCTACTAGTCGCACTACTAGTGGATCTGGATTAGAAAACTCAAATAGATACATTATCTCTTTGCGCGGCCTGCGCCTGCAACGGGCATTTCTTCTGGTTCTTCATCTGGTAAATCAGTATCCATTCCAAAATCTTCTTCACCGTCGTCACCACCTAAATCGTCACCACCTAGATCACCGCCTAAATCGTCACCACCTAGGTCAGCATCCATGCCACTTCCGCCAAACGCATCAGCGGCCATTCCACCTTGACCAGTGATACTGTTCAATGCAGATTTTAATGTAGCTTGACTTTGTGATAATGCAGCCTGCAATGAAGTTAATGCTTCTGTTGTTTGTGATGTGAATTGTTCAGCTTCATTGACACCAATTTCACTTTGAATGCTGTCAGATAATGCCGGTAATTCTTTTACTAACATATCAGAAACTTGTTCAACCATTTTTTGAACCGTATCAACCATATCTTGTGCGGCTAATACCACTTGGCTCTTTTCAACTTCTTCGTTTTCTACAACGATGCGTGGTTGGGGCATTAAGCGTAATTGGTTAAAACGATCGGCTAATGCTTGTTCCATAAATACTAGCTTCATATATGAAGGGCTAGTTTGGCTTTGATAAAAATCAGCAGATGATTTAGTTTCGCTAATCAATCCACGTACTTTTTTAAGCATACTGGAAGTTTCAGTCATATTCATTCTTTTTGTATTAAAAGGTAATGAATAGGTTTCGTTCAATGCTTTAGCACCGATTGAGATTTTTTTGTTGTCAAATTCTGTAAGTTTCATAGGTTTTATTCCAAGACTAATATAAAGTATTTATCTTTTTTGTTTCAATGTTCGGGTTTTCTGTTAAATCTTTGTGTCTGCCATTTCTTAGAATCATTAATATATCTGTATAATTCATCTGTAAACTGCTTTTTTTTCATCTTATCTTCGCTCAGTTTAGCTAAAAATATCAATTTATCATTGGAATCTTTGGTGTTTTTAAATATTTTAGTATGTAATGATATATCTACTTCCAAACCACTTAATAACCTATCCAATTGCAAAATCCGACGAGCTTGATATACCATATTTCTCTTATCAAAAGTACACCACGCTACAGCGTGTTTTAGCGTATAAAAACAACATTCAGTATGAGTAGTACGCATAGTAACAATATATTCATTTTGTTTATTTTTACTAATAGTGTATGCATTAAACAACTCATAGCTTCCGTCAGGGTTTTGAAATATTATTACATCTTCTAGACCTACTAACAATTCAGATTGTATTAGTCTTTCTAGCTGTTTTTCCGGGCTGTTTCGTTTAACCATAATTGACTACCTTAAAATATATATTTCTAAGTTCCGGACTAGTATCTAAAAATGCAGGTAATTTATTCCATTCTGTACCGCATTTTATCATAGGCACATTGTCACAATCACTATACAATGATCCAATCTCATTTATACCATCATTGAATACACTAGGGTGTTGTATATCAAAATCAAAGGTCCAGCAATCATAAACTTCATCATCTATCTGTTCAAATAAAAATCCAAAGTCAAAGTCGTCAAATATTATCTTTTTCTTTTCAGGCATACGTGATATTTCAGGTTGACTACGTAATGATATAGCTTGTAATATAGTATCAAAATTACATTGTGTATTTCGCTTATACAACCAACTAGTTATTTCTTCGTCTTCTACGGGACGGTGGCGGTTTACTACTCCAGTGGGTGTAATATCAAATAGTGTGTAACAAGTAATTCTAAAGCTCATAGTACTATTTAATAGAGGTAAAAAAACCCGAGAATTTCTCGGGTCCTTTTATTCAAGTTAAAGATTAACCTGTGAATGTTGCAGAAGCGGCAACTGTACAAGCTTCAACAGCGGCTGTAATAGCTGTGTCTAAAGTTGCGTCAGTCCATGCACCGACTGGGTAAACAGCCATAGCTAATGTATCATTAGTGTCATCTGTATACTCATACATATAAATTGTTGCCAATTGCTGAACAGTTTGAACTGCTGTGTTCAATTGTGTTGTTGTCAATGCACCTGTGAAAGTGATTGTGAAGAAGTCCAATTTTGGACCTTGTGGTTGAACTGTTGCCGCTGAAGTAACAGCATTAACACCAGAGTTAGTGTAAGCTGAACTGTCATAGTTCATTACTGGTTGATAGTCACCGTTTGTGCGTGTAAATTGTGCCATGATAAAATTCCTTTAAGTTTGTGAGCATATAGCTCTACTCTTATTTATGCCTGGAACAAAAAAATCCAGGATTTGGGCTTATCTTGCGGCTAAATTTTGGCGTGAAAAACCCATTCTATCAATGAATTTTAAGCCATTTGACACAAAACCCTCGTGTGTTTCAGTTCCGTCTTGTAAATAACCCTTGACCGGGCTAACTTCTGCGGCTTTATTAAGCTGACCGACTATGGACATTTTTAATTTATACATCTCTGCCCAGATAGTAAAAGCTCCTACTATAGCATCTTTATTTTGATTAAGATATTCTGTAATCTTGGCTTTCATTCTGTCTGTCATTGGTCTCGCTTCTACAAAATCCATAAATCCACTAGCTAAATTATTTAAATCACCCGCAACAATCTTTTTATTAATATATACTGTAAATAATTGATTGAAAGTATTACGAGCCTGAGGTGCGTTGTCCATCATTTGATCTACCGCAGGGCCATATTTCTTAATAGCATTTTGAACATTTTTTGCTAATGCTGTATCTAACTTAATTGCAGGGGCAGTTGGCATAGCACTAGGTACAATAGCTACATCGCTATTATTTTTTAATTGTCCTATAGTGCCATCTAAACTAGTAGCATAATCTGTACTAGGGCTATCCGGAGCGATATGTTGATGAACCGCCAATCCTGCACGTTTATTGCTTATTAATTTACCTAAATCGCTACTAGCATTTACTTTATATGTAATACCATTAGGATTAGCTCTAAAAACATATGTTCCATTTTGATCTTTGAGTGGCTCTCTGAATAACAAATCACCCCAGTAGTAACCCTTAGCCCCGTTACTAGCTTTTTCTAAGCCAGGCCACACTTCAGCAATAATAGGCCATAAATTATCACGCTCAACACCTCGGGAAATATCATACTCTTTAAACTGTTCAGGGCTAAATATTTGCCGCCCAGTTAAGTCCTTTTTATTGAACATATGTTTGTCCATAATACTGAACTTACCTGAACTATTACGTCCAAATATCAATGCAGGATATCCATCCCATTTAATAGTAACAGTCTTTGGATTCTTTGCTGTTGCAATAGCAGACTGCAACGCACGGGTAGCACCGGCACTTCCACCTAAAAAGATTAAATCTTCAGGATGGTCTAGGTGACCTTTATCTTCTTGTATAGATAATTTGTCTAGTTTGGTTTTAAGTAATGATAATGTTTCCGATAAATTCATAGTTGTTCTTTATCACTATTATTCTTTTTTAATGACTTTGCAAACTTATCCTGATCACGTGATTTGATGGCACCTAATAGCTTTCTTTCTAAGATTTGAGCCTGTTCAGCAGTATAGTTTCTATTAATCATTTCTAATAGATTAATAGCACTAGTAATGATGTTGTGGGCCCTACTCTCAATAACGTG